TTGAGCTTGGTTTCAGTTACAACTCCGCTGACTTTGGTAACGCTCCATTGTCTGGTTACTTCCTGAACTTTGACGGTGTTAAGTTGTGCATGCACAAAGATGCTGACTTCGCTGTTTCACCTTTCGAGCACATTTCTGGAACTACAGCACGAGCTGCCCAATTGTATGTTAAAATGCAATTGATTGCAGACCACCTCGGTTCTTGTGGTGTTCTCTTTGACGCAGACACTTTCTAAGGAGGTTTATCATGGCTACACAAAACATTATCCAATACTTGGAAACTTCTCAATACAACGCATTGCCTGCTGGTGGTACGATTGCAGTTGGTATCGAAGCGATGAACCGTCGTCAAATCGAAACCTTTATTGCTGGTGCTGCTATTGCTGCTAATGACTTGGTTGCTTTGGACTTCAGTAAAACAAGTGATGGTGAGATTGCTATTACTGTTGTTAAGGCTGATTCAGGCTCAGCCAACAGCATTGCAGTAGTTGGATTTGCTTTAAATGCTGCTGCTGCTGCCGGTGACACAGTTGATGTTACCATCGCAGGATTGCACAAAAGCGCAAATGTTGCTGGTGCTGTTGTTAAAGGTGACCGATTGAGCATTTCAGCCGTTGCTGGACAAGCAGACACTTATGTCAACTCTGACACTGTGCCTGTTATTGCTTACGCCTGTGAAGCCGATACAGCAAACATTGCTTCTGTATTTGTTATTAAGCAGTTCTAAGTTAGATTCTCTATCAAGCCGAAGGGGTGGGCCAACGCCCATCCCTTTTTTCGTATGGTGACCTATGGCAAATTTAAAAGCATTGAGACAGAAAGTTAAAAATATTACTGACTACAGTCCAGAACTGGCACAGTTTAACAATCAGTTGGATGAACTTTTAAACGATGCCTACTATTGCATCTGGACGATGAAGCGTTGGAACTTCAGTACAGAGCTAAGCACCATGCGTTTGCACACAGACATCACAACCAGTACAGATACAGAGAATAGTTCTGGTGCAAATGTCACCGCAACTGTAACCAAGGGACAGCGTAAAGTAGTTTTAAGTCATGACATAGACCGTTTGCATGACATGGATGTGTGGGAAGGTCAACCCATGGAAATAGACAACATGGAATACATTATCTCTAAATTAGTAGATATGAAGACCATATTGTTAGACAAGCCATTTGAAGGCACCACATCTGCAACAAACAAAGGGTGGAAGATAAAGAAGCGATGGTATGACCTGCCAGAAAACTGTTTGGAACTATTATACTTGGGACATAGGGACTACCCATATGTGAGCGTAAGTGGTTCACAAAACCCATACGGTAAGTCTACTGCCATTTTACCCAGGCGCGAAGAAGATGTAGACCTTCGAGTAGACTACACTCAATCCTACGCAGAAGCATACATAACCAGTCCAACACAACATATTGCACCGGCTGAACAATTAAAAATTGAAGAACTGGCAGCACCAACTGGTCAGTTTCAATCCAACAAATACTACGAGTTTGCATGGGCATTTGTAAAAGATGGCAAAGTAGGGGCATTGTCCGAGCCAACTATTCACAAAGTCACTGAAAACAACAGAACACTAAAGTTGTCATTCATTGGTTGGGATGATTTAGAAATCAAAGCAGATACTTACAACGACAAAGACCAACAACCTACACAATGGGAAGGGTATCGAAAAGTGGTTTGTTGGAACAAAAACTTTGATCAAAACACAGGTGAGCGTAAAGGGTTGCCATGCTGGCTTTTTGTTGTGAATGGTACCAGTACAACATCTGGAACACGAAATGACAGTGACTACCTGCGACCTATAGTGGTTACAGACATCAACTCATTTGTAAATATTGTAAAGTTAGATCAACTTGACAATGGTTCAGCTCGATACATTGAGATTGATGGTAACCATCAGCAAATCAGACCGTATCCACGCCCTGTTGGATTTGACTTTGAGGTACCACAAGAAAAGGTTGGAACAGACATCACAGTGTACCATGACTACGTGCGTGAAATGGTCATGCGATTTATGGTTAAGCCAAAGGACCTGTTGTTGTCTACAGATGTACCACAGATGCCATATGAGTTTCATCAGCTGATTGTATACAAGGCATTGGAAGACATCTACTTAAAGTTGGGTCAACAAGGTCTGGCAGCAACGTATGAAAAGAAATACATGAAGGAAATCAACAACCTGGCAAAACGCTATGTTGACAAGATTGATCAGCGTGTGGTGCGTGGACGCTTCCATATGGCATATGGCAGGCCAACATACGATGGCACCACTCTAAGGAGACTTTCATGAAGCCACAACGGTTCAAACGTTACGTACCATGTGGAGGTATCAGTCAAGTATTGATGCCAAACATAGGGGACGCAAACATAGTCAACAACTGTCGATATGTATCTGAAGGCGGTTGGAAGGCGAATGTTGGGTTTGAATCATGGTGGCATGCACCTGCATCTTGGACTATCACCAGTGACATTGCTACAAAGTACTTTACTGACAAAGTTGATGCCGTATACCAATGGAAGAGACAGGGCACCAATGACATCTACACCTTTATTGAGCAGTCAGGGCGATTGTACTACGCGATTGGTAACAAAGGACAGGGTGCAACGTATACGGGTGCCTTCTATGAGAATGACTTGGTAACGATTGACAGTGACCGATACATACCCAAGTTGGGCGATGTCGGTAGTCAGTTTGTGAACTTGGGGCAGCATCTGTTGATTATCAACGGACGGGACCGTGCAATACTGTTTAGTGGTGATCAAGTCTATCGAGACTTTGGTTTTGTATTACAGACCCCGAGCTGTGACCCTTTGGATGTAGCCACAGAGTATCAGAACAATAAAGTATTAAGTGGTGGTGCTGCTGTTGCTTACAATAAGGTGTCTCAATACGGTTTGGGCGATGTGACAGAAAATGTACAGTATACGTACAACTACAAAATGACAATGATTTCAGACTTGGGTGCGGAATCTCCATTGAGTGCAGCACAAAGTGTTTCATGGTCTATTCCAAATGCACAGAACAAACGATACGGTGTTGCGCTTGACTTGCCAATAGGTCAAGAAGGCGTGGTAGCCAGACGTATCTATCGAACCAAAGAAATAGCCACAAACGGCGAGCTCTATTACTTTGTGTCACAACTCGATGAAAACTCCAGTCGATTCTACATAGATGCCATGCCAGATAGGTTTCTAGTGGACCAAGCCCCATCGTTTACAGCCAGTACAGCAATCACTACAGATTGGAAGTTTGGTGAAGTATGGGACAACCGTTTGTGGTTGGCTGCAGGTAGTCGTATTATCTATTCTGATAGAGGCATTTTTGAACAGTTTGGAGCGTTGGCATACTTTGACCTAGGCAATCAGACCGGTGGTGACATTACACAACTGGTAGCGTTTTACAACAATCTGATTGTATTTAGAGAATCAGCAATCAACATTATTAGTTTTGATACAGACAGTTACAACATCAGCACCATCACTAACACGCTCGGCACGGTAGCCAGCAAGGCAGTTGTAGTCATACCACAGTTGGGAGTTGTTTTTATCAACGAACAAGGCGTGTGGATGCTGTCAGGTGGCTTAAACGGTGGTGCATCAATAAGTATGCAGAAGATTAGCAAGCCCATCGACAAACTGTTGCGCAGAGTCAATCGTTCGATGATGCACAAGGCTATTGCAGCATACTCCTATAGAGAAAGAGAAGTGTGGCTGCACCTGCCAACGGATGATTCTACTACACCAGACTTTGGATATGTGCTTCACTTGACACCACAAAATCCAATGTGGTCTATTCGTACAGATTTAGAAACACCTACCAATAGTTACTGGTCTGCGATGACGACAACTGTCAATGGGTACTTCCTATTGGGCAACGACCCCAACTGGACACCGGCATTAAATGCAGAAACAAACAAGTTGGGTCCACTCCAGGTTATGAGCTCCAGTTCACATTGGGGTCAGGCCGGTAAGATTACTGCATTTGGTGACAACGTTACATTGCAAATCACAGATACAGCACACAACGGTCATCAGTGGGAAAGCGCTTGGTACAACTCCAATGAGAACAGTGTCAAGGTGCGATACTATAGTGTAGAACTACGCATCATGTCATATGGGGACAATGGGTTCGACTTCTTTTATGGGATTGACTACTCATATACAGAAAGCACCACATCCACCCAGAAGCAAGCAAAGAGTGAAACGGTGTACACCATCAAAGAAGATGCCGTGTTTGGACCAGCTGACCTGTCTGTTACCAAGGTACCGTTTACAGTCAACTCTAGTAAAATAGCAGAAGGCAGGTTGATTACACTGCGATACGATGTCAATACAGAGTTGTGTGACCAGTTTAAGTTTGGTGTACGAACTACCAACTCTCAACAGTGGCACCTACTGTCGTTCAACATCTTGTCAGATTCAGTGGCCA